CCCTCTGGAATAAAAACAGAACCGCCATTTGGCAACGCATCAATGGCTAATTGAATCGCAGGGCCATCGTCTGTAGTTCCATCACCCTTTGCGCCGTAATCAAGAACATTAATTGTCGGCATGACAGCTATGAGCATTCTGTTTTGCGCTTTAGTAAGTGCCATGATTAACTACCCAAAGTTGGCTTGGTGGTGGGGAACGATTCTTGCGATGGCCATGAGCGTAGGCTTACCCTATAGGCAATAATTGCATCGTATTGCGAGTGGTCAGATGGGGTATTGTCAGTGGCTCTAAGCTCTGAGTCTCTCCATGCTTTTGCGTCTGCTGTTATCTCTTCTGCCGTAGGCTCAATGGTTGGTACAACTTGCATATCTATATAACTTCCGTCGTCAAATAAATGACGACTTAAATCGCTATTATCTAATGCAGTAATACTTATTAATGATGACATTTCTTATCTCCTACGAATCTAAAATATACTGCACACCGACATAGCTATCGATGCTTGCACTAATTGCCAAGCTAGAAGCAAAAGTCACAGTAAGGCTTGTTTCAAACCGAATAATTGCGGTGGGTTGCGTAGCAATTGCAACAAGGGGGTCTATCACATATCGATGCATACCACCTGCATTTGAATAGCTTAATGCTAATCTACCAGAATCTAGAGGTGACTCGCCTACGTTATACATATGTAAATTATCATACGTCCCTGCATTATTGGTACTTTTGCTATTGAAAGCCCCAAAACACGCTCTACCCGCACCTGCGTCAGATATGCTATAAACAGGAAGAGTAGTGGCTACACCGTCAACAGTGATGACCCAAGTGTTTGTGTTAGAAGAACTGTTATGTTGTGTCCCAATTCCCCAGCAAAGAAAACCGCCTTTGCCGCTTATGTTCACTACCGTTCTTGCTGTATTCGCTACCTGTGCCGTAGTAATAATAGCTCCGATTGCATTTGTAGTCCAAAAGCCACTTTGACTGGGGTTTCTAAAACTATTACTTCCGGTATAATCATAGTTAGAACTATCAACAACATAGCGCGGAGCTTTAGTTGGATCACGATTAAAATTATCTGTACTGCCTATTACTGCCGCCATTACTTATCTCCTTAAATTGTAGTCCAACCAATGGTTGAATCGACAAAAACTAACGTGGCCGCATTGTTCAATGGCAGCAGAGCATCGCTAGCTGATGAATTTATATTTTGCGAATTGCGCCCTATTGTTATCAAGGCTGCTCCAACATTCTTAACAGTAACAACAGCACCCGCACTTGGTGATGCGGGAAGCGTCAGAGTAAATGCAGTAGATGCGTGGTTGCCTATGATTTGATCACCAATCAACATTGTGTATGCAGATGTTTTGACCAACCATGAATTATACAAACCACCGCTAGTTACCCAAGAAAGTACCCCAGAGCCATTGGTCGCTAACACTTGGTCAGCATTTCCATCGTCTGCCGGTAAAGTTAAAGTTACATTGGATGCAACAGTTGCAGGAGCTTGTATGGCTATGTATTGCCCACCGCTTGCGTCCTGTAAACGCAAATCACCTTGAGCAAGAATATTTAAATCACCGCTTACAGATGGACTTGTTAGCGTTTTGTTCGTTAGCGTTTGACTGCCTGTTAGCGTTGCAACAGTAGAATCAATTGCAAGCGTTACATTTCCTGTAGTACCACCACCACTTAATCCTGTACCCGCCACTACGCCTGTAATATCACCCACTACATCTGTATTGCGGATAAACTTTCGTACTTCTATTTTAGAATTTAATGGCGGTGCTTCAGAGAATGTAACAATTAATCCAGACAGGCTATAAGAGCTTACTTGCTGCATTAATCCATCAATAGATATTTGCAGTAATCTATTACTTGTCGGCGCATCAGTAAGCGTAAACGCAGTTTGTGATCCCGTCCCGGTAAACTCATCAATGGTTAGAATCTGCACATTCGTACCACCGACAGAATAATCCAACATCTCTGGGTTGCCGGTGTTTATGTCAAAGCCAAATATCTTTCCCGCTCTCACACTCGCCAGGGGCAATGTCATGTCAACAGTCTGAGGGCTGTTTTGGTAGATCATTGGTTGATCGAGGGTGTTAAGTTTAACAAACCTAGTATTAGAGTTTTGAATTGCAGCGGAATAAACTTTGTCAAAATCATTATTAACAGTCGAAGCTAAAAACGATCCGCTGTTTGAATAATTCGTTGACCTGGTTATTGGCATTGCTAAAAATACAGATACTTTGTCGCCAGCAGTTGCGCCAGTGTTGAGCTTAACATTGCCCCCGGTTGTATTACCCACACCCGAAACGCTGTATAAACCTGTACTCAACAACACATTGTTTTTCACAACGGCAATATCTGTACTTACTAGAATTTTCCAGTTGTACACAAAGGCTGTTTGATTCGCTGTTGCAATGTAATCAAAGCGCGTTGATGTTTGCGTTAAACTCATAATAACCTCATGCGATTATTCCAATTATACTATTTTGCGTTATTTTGTGCATTTATTCGATTCAGCATTTTTTTATTCACTGATTTTGCAATGCGTAAAATTTTATCGTCTTGGATAGTAAGTGCAGCTTCTTTATCTTCACCGGACATCTGTAAGTCTTCGTAAATTTTCGAACGTTTTTTATAAATTTTTCTTAAACTTTTCGTTGCTTTTTTTATTGACCTTTCCATGTTTAAAATATTTTTGTTTTCTTGTTTAAACTCTCTTGCTTCATCACCTGTTAAATCTTTATATAAATTAGCAGCAATTTTATACTCGCTACGCAAATCATAAAAAACCTTCACACTATTCGCTGCACTTCCTGTTGGGTGCCGTAACGTAAATGCTTTAAGTAATGGCGTATCGACAGGGCTTGTAGGATTAGTTGGGACATCCTCACCGTTAAATTCTTTGATGCCATTAAGAATCTGGTCAGTTGCATCAACAGCATATTGCGCTGTACCACCAAATTGACCCTGCAAAATATTGTCAATTAGTGCTGGCGAATAATTTATTAACTTGCCTAGCTCTTTTGCTGTCTCACTGGTATATGCATTGGTTTGCTTTTCTGGCGCAAGGTCTTCAAGAAATTTAGAAAAAATATCTCTATCTCTAAAAAAATTCCTATTAGTGGTTGATTCAATTGCTAACCGAACTGGCGGCGGCAAAATGGAATATGGATCGTAAACAGGACTAACAGCGCGAAAAGTACCTTCTAATATTTCGCTGTAAACTTCATTACCTTCATAATAATTAGTATTGTGCATCCACAAAAAAAACCTTTCGGGAACGCTGCCAAATACATACCCATAGGTAAATGGTTTGGGAATTCTATGCCATATACCATCACTTTTATAAATCCAAAATAAATCTCTTACCCATTGCGGGTGCTCTAAATATTGCTCTCTTTCCTCGTCATCTGCTTGAAACAAATAATAACCAGCTAATAAAACACTAGGTAATGTTACCGTTGCAAACCCAAGCATCACTGTCATTTTTGGATGATCGCGAAATGTTCTGCCCAATTTATCTAACGCTTGAAAACTAACATTAAAAAATGGAATATACCGATTCATTGTTTTTGTAAACGTACCACCGCGATCAAAATCTATAGATACATCTCGCGCCTGGTAACCCGCTTCAGCATCTGTCATCCCTTTTCTTTTTGCCGCTAAATACGTACCAATCCTCACAGCAGAATCTAACTCTAATCCAAAGTTCCACGGCAAAGCGCGGCGCGCCATATTAGCTAACTTGCCATCATCTCTTATCAACTCTTTATAGGATTGCTGTAATTTACTAGCGTCAGAAATGTCCATATAGCTGTTTAAAGAGCCACCAGACCGCATCCATTCATTGTACAATTCAGTACGCCCTAATGTCGCAAATAAGCCTTTAACGGCATCAATTGGCGTTGGTCTAGCTTTAGACGCAATAGTTGACCCTAACGTGTCTCTAATAAAATTACGCGCCATAAATTCGGGCGTAATAGTTGCGCCAAAACGTAACGCCGAAGCAGATAAACGTAATGGTGAAAGTAAAACATTTTCAATAAAACCTAATTGCTCTGGCCTTAATTGCGTGATCGCTTTTATAACAACTGGCGAGACTATGTAATATTGCGCTTTACCATCAACATAAACCTCAATAGCGTTTTCTGGCTTTTCTCTTTTTTTACCAATTTTATCATCGACATTGCCATCGCCATCGATAACATATTTAACAAAGTCGCCAGGAGAACGCTGCACATATTCGGGCATAACGTCAGCTAGTTGGGCAATAGTTTGAGCTACCCTATTTTGATACGCTAAATCTATAATCCGAGCAGTATTTCCAACAATAGATGCCAGAGGATTTTCTATATCTTTATCAGAACCTCTAATCTTTTTAACAGCCCGGCGAACATTTGCCCCCGAAAACATAAGCATTGGATTTTTTGTTATATCCGCAACAAATTTGTTTTCCTCTATTTGCTCTTTTTCGGTTTGCTCTGTAGTTCCATCTAATATATCTAATGCATCTTGTACTCGTCTAAATGGAACGTAACTTGTATTGGTTGCAGTAATTTCATCAAACTGCTTTTGTGACATAATTCCAGACTGGACTAAAATCTGTAAAGTGCGCTTTTGAAAGTCATACAGTTCCTGAGCTGCTGAATCAAACCAAACATATTGATCGCCATATTTTCGTTGTAATCGAGCAAACGATTTAACAGTGTTTTCCCTTTGCTGAGCTGAAACAAAAACATCATCCCTAGTTGTTAAATCATCCCAATAACGCCTTGCCTCTAAATAATCCCCAAAATCTTTTAATGCCTGGTCACTGTTAGGTTCAACACCCTGTATTTGGCTTTCAAAATCTTTAAGGATTTGCAGCATACCAATACCAGTTTGGACAATATTGCCATCGCTATCCTCAATAAATGTGCCTTTTTGCAAAAATGCTTTTGTTTGCCCAACAACACCTGCATACCTTGATACTAATAGTTGTAACCGATTACCTATTTCATCTCGGCCTCTATTAATTGCTTCTCGCGCTAAATCTTGGATAGCGCCTAGCCGATCAAATAATTCGTAATACCCTCGCTTAGAATAAATGTCTTCTAACATAACAACATCGTCTTGCTCAGTCGTTACATTCATAGCAACCTGTTGATTAGCGTTGGTTGCTGTTATTGGCATTTCTATATAACTATCAAGCAGCTCTGAATCAGCATTAAATTCATCTAAACTTATATCTGCGTATTGACTAATAACATTGTCTAACTCTTCGTCAGTGTAGGATTCGAGCGCATCAAGATTTATATCAACTTCAAAATCGCTAGGTGGCTTTTCATTCAACAAATCAATTTCACGTTCATTGATTTCGTTTTGTAACAATTCGATCTCAGATTCTATTTCCAGATTATCTTTAATCTTTGGATTGTTAATTAATGTATCAACAATTTCTTGGACGGTTTCAGCCGGGAGCGTTTCAAGTCCATAAGTATTCGATTGAATATTGACATCATCAAACGCCATACCCCCATCAGTTCTAAATACTGTTGAGCCTAGCGCTTTATTAATAGCCATCAAATCCGATTTTTCTATTCCTAATTCTTGTGATATTGATTCAATGTTCAACCCACCGGCATCAGCAATTACTCGGCCTAATGATTTACCTCGTCTTTGTAATCCGCGTTGTTTTTTTTCAAGCGCCTCAATGGCTTTTTGCTCTTCTGCAACCTTGTTATCTTCAGCTACCTGACGCTCTTGATCGTATGCTTGCGTTGCCTCATCTAGCTTATCGATACGAACTTCAACAGGCTTTAATTCTCTTGTTAGATTTACCTCATCAAGCAGTGTTTCTATCAATTCTTGTTTTTCGCTTGCCGGTGTATTTTGCAGAACAAGCTGGATTTCCTCTGGCGTTAGCCCTTTTCTTTTTAATAAAAAATCAAGAGCTTTTGAACTAGCGCTAATAGTGCCGCCCATTGTGGCAATCAATCCAACCTCTAATAAAAACTCATCTTTTGATGGGACAATGCCATCTAATACATCATCAAATGTATAGCCATCGTTTAACGTCAAATTAACTGTTTCACGCAAGATCGCAGCAACACGCTCTTCACCTAACTCAATCAATATGCCATTCCACCCAGCAGCAGATGTCATCTTTTTAATGGTGGCATTTGGCTGTATAGCTTTATAAGCATCAAACAATCTAGCGCGTAATGCCGGTGGTAATTTGTTTAACGCATTTTTTACAATTGGCTTTGCGCTTCTAGCAAACGCAACACCTGATAGCTCGCTAAATGTTTCAGCTCCTACATATGCAAACGCCCTTAATGCGCTTATTGCTGGCGTTTCTTTTGCTTCAGCAAATATTAATTGACCTGTATCTGAAACATCAAAACCGCCCATGCGAATACTGCCGTATTGGTCAACACCTTGACCCCCAGCAGTAGATAACAATGCTGTTTGCACAGCACCGCGCTTTAAAATACCAAGTGATTGCTTTTCAAATGCAGTTTCTGCAACCTCTAACCCAGCCTTTTGCAGTATTTTTCCAGCACCAAACCCAGACGCTGCAAACTCAACCATAAATGCCGGCATTTGAGCGCCGTAATACCTAAATTTACCTCCGTAATTCATACCCCGGATAGACATTTCTAAATTTTTATTGATCGCCTCATCTAATAAATCTCGATCACCATCAGATACCGGCTCATCATTACGAACTTTTTTTGAAATGCTCAATAAATCTAATGCGTCCTTACCCTCAACAAACCCACCTAGCGGCGTTATTTGTGACCACTTTAAAAAGTCACCCGCCTCGCTAAAGGTTATAGGGTTATCGTTCCAACTATCAACAACACCAGGTTCAAAACGTGCACGAGATAATTCTATTAATTGATTTCTGTATTTATCCGCATCATTAACTAATGCCGCAGCCTCTTCATCAGTGTTTTCAGCAGTGACAACATTGCCCAATGCCTGGCGATTTTGTTGCTCAATGGTGAGTGTTTTAACTAAAGTAAATTCTGGCGTTTTAGATAAACCAATTTGTTTATCAAAATCAGCTTTTGACATCTTTGAAACAAGATATTTATTGTAAAAACTATCGGCTAATTGCTCGTCTGAATAGCCCGAATACTCAGGGAATTCCTCTCTTAATTCAGCAATACTGGCCATTAACGACCGCCTAACCGGTCATCATTTAAATCATTTTGCGATTCTATTATTGCTTTATTAATAAGGTCATTTGCATTGTCTTGATAAAAAGGATTGGGGTCTTTGGTTACGCTTTTTTGCAGTACGCGATTAATAATTTGTTGGCTTTGTAAAAACTGATCATTTTGCTGCTCTTGTATAACTTGATTAGCAAGATCGTCAAATTCATTTTCAATGCGTTCCTTTTCGGCCTTCTTTTCTTTTCTATCATCAATATCGTTTGCAGCAATAAATTCTTGCTCTAAATCCCTTGAGCGATAATAAAACTCTCGCGTTACGGCATTTCGATAATCAACCCGAATAACATTTAATTTCTTTTGAAAAGACTGGAACGCAATAGTACTTGTAAAGTCATCTTCATCTAATTGCGCTGTTGCTGTAGCTTGTTTTGCAGACACTAAATTTGCCATTGTGCCATTAAGAGATTTCACATCTTTAGGGCTTAATCTACCCGCCGCTGACTCTTTTAAAATATCTGCTTTAATAGCAGCAACGCCGTCTAGATAGTCTGAATTAGGCGTGTCGACATCGGCATCTAACAACGCATTAATATCGTAAATACGCTCGATGAATTCCCCAATAACATTGTCAGATGTTACCGCTTCATTTTTCTTAACCGAATTAATCCAATTAACAACTAAAGATTTTTGACCAGTTGTTATCTTGCCTAGCATTGCCATACGGTTTAAATCTTCAATGCGCTGACTTTCAGTCTTTGAAGTATCCTGCCCTATATCTAAGGCTATCTGATAATTAAGAGCTTGTTGTGTTGCAGCTTCAGCTACTTTTTTTGCTTTATCCCTTGAGATTGACGCAGCATAATTATTTCTGTCGCCCTCAATCTCTGCAATCATTTGCTCACGCTGATCGGGGTCAAGTGTTATTGACTCACCCTCATTTAAGGGATCATCCATTGTGACGGCTTTACGGCTTTTTAAATCCGCAATAAATCCATTAACTTGATCAATGCGCTGTTCGGGCAATAAAGAATCATTTTCTAATATCTCCCTATTAACCTTGCCAACATTTGATTGCACAACCAGGTCAATTTTTAATTGCTGCATTTGCTTTAAAGCACTACTTGCATAAGCTGGGTTATTTGCAATCAACGGCGCTGTTAACAGTTCCATTTGTTGCAGTGTTGATAACAACAGCTCAGAATCTTGGTTATATGCAGCATTTAACGCATTAACGCCTAATTCATTTACACCAGAATCAACCTCGCTTTTATTTACTTCAAACGCTGCATCTGCTGTATCAGTTGCAATGGTCTTTGCTTTATTGCGCTGCAAACCTTTAAAATAATTCTGCACCTCAAATTTTAATTCTGGCGATAGATTATCTGTAATTCCGCTAATGCTCTGATCCGTTAGTGCTAAAAATGCATTAACATCAGAAGGATTTTGTATTGCTGTTTCGTTAATTATTGTTTGCCCAGTTTGTTGTATACCGGCAAGAAATGCAGCATTTGCTGTTTCGTTTTTCTGCCTTCCATAAATAGTAAAGTTTGATTCTTGCGGCAAATTTACAGGCTGATCTTGTGCGGCCTCTAACAATGCAGCTTCAGCAGCCTCAACACCATCGGCAATACCTTGCTCTGTACGCTTTTGCTTGCCGATCTGAAACGCAACATCACCAACCGATTCTGCTAACCCGGCTAACGCTGCCATACTCTGCGCCCCAGTATTATCAATACTGGTTGGCTGAAAGTTTGCGTATATGTCGATCTTTTTTTGTGCCATTAATTATTACTCTTCTAAACCCGGAGCAAGCTGTGCAACTTGTGTTGCGCCTTTCATCAGCGTCGATACACCCTGCATATTCCCAGTAAACCGAGCATTTCTAGCCTGTCGGCGTAATTGTGATTGTTTTAAATTTGCACTTAAATTAGCCACGCCCTCACTAAACCCTATGTTTTCAGCGTTCTTTAATGCAACAGATGCAGGAGTTCCCGAACCGCTTAAACCATCCATCGACATAGATAGATTGTTGGCAGCCAACGCTTTGTTTAATTCTTGTCGCCGTTTAGTCTCTTCAATCTCAGCAGCTAACTTTTGCTCTTCAGCTTGACGATTTAACTCATCCTGTTGAGCCTTACCCGCTTCGATAGCACCGTATGTTTGAATCGCCGTAGATGTGGCAACGGTTACAATTGCTACAACAACCCACATTTAAACCACCTCCGGTTCTAATATTTCAGCAGCTATTTGATCAATATCAGTCAAATCTGTTGGATGAAACCCAACCCAAACGCAATCTGTCTCCGCATAAATCACCCGCTTTGTGCCTGGTAATGTCTCACCCATGAATGGCGCAACAATCTCTTGATTACCGTACTGACTTGACACCCGACATTTACCACTTACCACCATGTACATATGCCGTGTTTTATGCAGCGCACCCACCAAGCAAACGCCAGCCGGGATAAATAATTCTCTCGCGTACAAACCATCAGAGAAATGATGCTGAACATTTAGTTCAACCGTATCCCCCGCTTGCATTAGCGATTGGAATTTATAAATGTCATCTTGTTTTGTTAAATTCACGATGATGAAACCTCGTACTCAATAGCTTGAATATGGAACGGTTGCGAGTCTGGTGCGGTAATCTTTGGCACAACATCTATGTCCCACCCATTGCCGCCATTACGATCCGATATAACGCCCGTAAAGGTCGGTATACCGGCATAAAAAGGATTTGCAGGGGAAGTGCCAGCAGCAACGCCAAACGTCCTAAACGGCAGCGCATTGCCGTCGATATACAATCCGGCAGAATCGTTAACACGCAAATTAATGTTGCAGATTTTCTTTTGCTTCATCTGGTTCTGACCAGGGCCAGCATTTGTATTCAAGGGCATAGGTGTTATTGCCGGGGTAAAGGCAAAACCTACTTCAAATCGTTGTATACCCCGATCAGTATATTCTTCAGATGTCAGACTGATCGTCCCGCTTGATACGGTTCTAGGTGTCAGTAACTCTCTAGTGTCTGGAACACCAACAACACCACCATAAGTGCCAACAACTGCTAGTTCAGTACCTTCTAAATAATCCAAACCAGTAATTTGAAGTGTCGGCCCAGCCGTTGATACGGACGTTGAGCCATCAAGCATTCGGTCAAAATTCCAACGCTCAATTAAATAACGATACCCAACATTGGTTTGATACCTCTGCACCATCTGATACATATTGTTTTGCACAACACACGCAGATAATAATTTGGATACGCGGTTAGACGCGGGTTCCGCAGGATTAGAGGCCGGTATGTACCTTGTAAACCCATTAATATCTTGAGCGCGAACAGTGTTTAGTACAGCACCATTCCCGTCTTCATTTATTATAAATACCCAATTCGCATCACTGCTTGCAGTGCCTGTTAGTATTTCGATATCTACCGGGTTATCAATTAAATGACTAGACAGTACGGATATATCAGTTGATGTGTATGCGTCTTCATTGAAATCAAAAACATACTGGCGCAATGACCGACCGTTTTGGTCAACAAATAACGTCGCACCATCGATAGATCGTACCTCTAAATCACTTGCACCGTGTTGTGTCTGAGCTTTTACCTCTACCGTGGTTGGTGTATCACCCTCAACAACAAACTCAGCACCCGAACAGAACACCTGTAAGCCACGATCTGGGTTGATATCAATAATCTCAGTCAGCGTTCGCGCTGAAATCGTGATGAATATACCCTCGTCGTCGTCACCCTCTTCAGTGTAGAAGTCAAAAAACGTACCGGCCCTCGATGCGAGTAAGGACTGAGGTTTAGATTTTGTACCGCCTAACCACAATCTACCGTTATAAAACGTGGGTATTTTTGGATAGCCCCTGGTTGATGACCAAACAGCCTCTTTTCTTGGTGAACCAATAACGTGACTACCAAACACTAGCGTTTTAGTTGCCGTTCCGCTCGTTGGAAATCCAGAAAACAATTCAAATGCTTTGGTACTCTCACCAGATATAGTAATTGTGTATGCCTTTGAGCCTGTCCTAGATACCGCGACCCCTGTATCACCAAACACAGGCATATCTTGTAGGTTCTTTTGAAGATTAAATTCTGTTGATGATTGTTGGTTCTGTCCAGATGTCCCAATATCACCCGCATACGTAATGTTCTTACTCAGCACACCTTCAACATCGATTTGAAATGTGTCGCCAATCTCCCATGTACCCGTTAAAGTCAAAACCTGTACATCGTCTGTAGGCGTTGGACTTTGAGCGTCGTTATAATCAAACGTGGGAATATTTAAAAACGGAATATCATCTGCAACAAAACTATCGTAGTTGCTTAATCCATTATTTATGATTCGTTGCGGCGCGTAGTCCTCATGGAACAACAGCATCACATTTTCAGANTGNACNGTCCTTACTTGCATGACCGCAGCGGATGGAAATGGCAACGCAACATCAGCAACATGAGTGGTAGTTCGTAGATCACCCGCCCCAGACCCACCCAACAAATACATCGCCATATTTTCATCAGTCAACACACCCAAGTATTGACGATCAGCAGCAGATGCAAAGTTAAACAGCTTAATATTTTCGTTTGGGCCAATAGAATTCCACAGATTAAAGCCTGTTAGATTAATTGTCTGGCTACCTAGATCGCCTGTATCCCCTTCTCTTGCAATGCGCCAATAACGCTTGTTTTCAAGGTTTAAACGCTTTCTAAACGTAGTCTCAGTGTTAGATACAGTAAACTCTTGCGCTGTTGTCCAGTTNGTGTCATCTGTTGAATACTGAATCTTTAACTGGCACGTTGTTGCAGACGTTGTAACCGTTTTAATCTTTACAATATCAACAAAAAACACATCAGCGGTTGCAGACAATAGATCGTATTTAGCAACAACAAACGCCGTAGGACTTCCGGCTGGCGTTCCCTTTGTACCTATCGCATTAGTCGTTGCATTGGTCGCCGGGTTATTGTCATTTATGTTGGCAGCAGTACCGCCATTAGGCATAGTCGGCGCAGTTGTGTACCGCGTTATTGTGTTAACCGCCTCCGCAACAACCTCCGAACCTGGTCTGCGCTTTANCCCACCNTGNGGAACAATTAATACATCCTCGCCTTTTTGCACACCTTGATAATATTGATCGAGATCAACACGACCTTTTAGCAATGGCGATAACTCACCACTGACAAATGAAGACTGAAAGAATGCTGACTTAGCCATTAGAACCTAGCGGCGACAATCGGATTAGATCGAATGGGTTGTACAGGCGATTGCATTGAGTCACTAGCTCTCGCCATCCTTGATGCAATCTCATACTGCGCTGCGTTTAATTGCATGGACGTAGCAGAATCGCGTATAGCCGGTGCTAAATCCATTGCTAACCTTGAGACTATTAAGTCTTCAAAACCCGCTGTCCATTGATCCTCTGGCGCGTTATAAATGTAATCAACGTACAGTGTTGCGCTGTAATTGGTGTAGATTCGACTGCCGTAGATTTGATAGCGCAAACTCATAGGATTAAGTTTGTGTATAAAAATGTAATCACTTGGCAGCTCATACATCGTTGTAAACTCAGTGCCAACAATTGTTTCGGCAACCTTGTTTAACGATGCTTTTTTACGTGCAAATGACCACGGGAATTTGTTTAACTCAGCGCGTACAACCCGGTCATAGATCGCAGCAGATGCAACATGAGCGCGAGTTGTCCCTAATAATTCTTGCAGCGGTAGATCGCCGATCAGAATCAGGGCATTGTTGATGACGTTAAGTTTAGTCGCCATTATTTAGGCTTTTTAACTTTTGGTGGACGACCTCGTTTAGTGCCGTATGTACCTTTACCTTTAGGCATTCTGTTCTCCTAATGGAAAGGGGGCCGAAGCCCCCGATCTTTACGCAGTAATTAACAATCCAGCAGCCGCCGTAATACTTGTAGCGGTCTGAGTCTTGATGTACGTCAAATGTACAATGGGCGCAGTAGCCGTAGTGGTGTCCTTACATATAATAAGATCACCAATACTCAGCTCATCAATTGCTTTGAGAAAATAATCGGCATTATCAATCGCCGCTTTATTGTCTGTTGATGTGTACTGCCAGGTACTGCCACCATTACCAGAACCGCCTATGCGGCATAAACCACTTCGTGCAAAAGCCATGGATCACCCCCTATGCGGTTTGCGTGTATTGAACTTTGACTAAACCACCCTCATCGCGCACAACAGAACCCGCTTTAAGCATTCCGTTACACAACCATGAAGTTCGTTCAGCTACCCAATCGACACTGGTTTCCATGTCAATACCTACCGCCAAACCTACAGCGGGGCGTTGGAAGAACCAAGAATCGACAATGTTTGCGCCAGCAGCGCCAACTGATAGACCACCCTCTGTGCGAGACTCTAAAATGACAAACTCAAACCCAACCAGGGTATTGATCTCGCCAGATACAAGAGCTTTAACAGCTTGGAAGTCAACAGATGTTGCAGTGGTGTCGTTAAGCAAACCCGACAGCCCAAGAGCATTAACAGCAGCATACAATTCAGTATTTGGTACGCCCTGATCGCGCAATTCAACTTGCGCTTTAATAATCTTAGACATGTTAAGATTTGTTCCTGCACCACCAACCGCTGTTGTTACAGTTGTTGTAAGGGGTGTAGAGGCATCCATAGCATCAATAACCAACTGATCACAACGACGGCCCAATGCCCCGGCAATTGTTTCTGCCAGTTCACGCTTTTCGTCAAAGTTCACATCAGCAGCATCGAACATATCGGTATATTCGGGTGCATTCCAGTTACTTAATGTTGCTATTTTAAACTCATGGTTAACATCCATCGGCGTTACAAGATCACTCGTCGACTTCTGGTTGGCTAACCCTTTACCCATGCGGCGAAAATTGTATGTATCGCCAATAACATTATTACGTAGCGTTACAGTAGGCTTGAGCATTCCCATGCCTTGATATGCCTGTTTGACAAGACTGTCAAATTCAGTAACGGCTACGCTTGAGAGAAATTTACTCATCGCGTATGTCCTCAAAAAACATTTAAAAAACTATTTTTTAAGGTTTCTTTTCGAGTACCCAGATAGCTGGATCGATAAAAACCTGTGCTACCTGGGCATCAACGATGGTATCCAGATGTACCAATTATAACCTGATACGGTTATTTTTCCAACACGCTAAAGATTACCGACACAAACACGTTGTTTTGGGTAACATGGAATTAAATAAAAATGTTTATTTCCATATGACTTTTCTAAGGGAATTAAATAAAAATGTTTATTTCCATATAACTTTTCTACGGGCAAAAAAAAGCCCGGACTTAGCAACCGGGCAAAGACCTCACGGAGAATTTACTTTTTCTTCTTTGGAAAACCTGCTTTCATGTTGGCATAAGCCTTTGTTGAAACAGTAGACTTTGATTTAGTTCGACTTGTACCCGCCTTTTTACGTGCGTTAATGTTTGCATATAACCCTTTTCTAGCCATCTGATCACCCAAAAGTACGTTGATACGGTTCATTTCCTGCGAACTCTTCCCACATCTGCATAACCTTCTTGTCATATGATGGGTCAACAGATCGCAAAAGATTGCCATGTTGGTCTGTTTTTAAACTCGCAGCTTCAATATCAGCCTTTGTAATACCGGATGGTGCAACACCACCGTCAATTGGTAGTTTTTTCGGCGCTACAGCCTTGATGATTAGTTCACCAAACTCAATAATGTCTGCATTGGTCGCCAATTGTGCAGCACGTTCAGCGTCATCAGCACTCATATTGTTGCGAACAAATCCCTCTAAATTCTGGATACGCTGTTGTGCGTTATCACCTAATCGGGCTAGTTCAGACTCCCGATTAACCTGTTCAACAGCTTGATCTTGAGCTGTCATCAACGCCCAGGCTTTGTCAAAATATTCCTGAGACATGTTCGACTCATCAGCAAAGGTCTTCAGCTCAGCAAACAGTGCATCATCGTTATCAATACCCTCTGGCATTGCATAACCGTCCTTTGGCGCACCTGTAAATCCACCAAACTTCTTTTCTAAATCTTTATACGCTGCCGCCTGCTCACTTACGGATTTGTACTTGCCTGGTATGTACCACTCAGGTCTATCTCCTGCGCCTTTAATACCTTCTGCGAGAAAATATTCGTTCTCTTCAAGCGTTGGCGGTGGCGCACCCAGTAAACTCTCTGGCGCTGTTTCAGTTGCTTCGACAGTTTCAGTGTTTGCAATATCCTCACTCATATTATCTCCACGGCATATCAATGATTTGTCTATGTTTGGGTAGGGTTTGATGCTTTAGTAATATCTCTAATAGTTTACGACCACCGTTCAACAGCGATAAATCGTTAACAGATATCCACTCAACGTGTTGGCCGTACTGATAACAACGAAAGGCACGGAATTTATAAAAGTATTCGAAGTATTCAAAGCCGTATTGCTTGCCCAGTTTATCAAGCCATTTGAAATCAAAGCCTGTTTCGATCAATTCGGCTTTATCTTTTTTATCAATGCTGATCTTTATTTTTGCTTTCTCAGTCATAGAATTTCCGCTTGAGTCACTTGGTTAATAATAAATTTAACAACACCCGCCTCACCGTTCTTATAGGCCGCTTCATAATTAATATTCGTTGATCCAAAACTAACGTCATTGTTAAAGATAAAACGCTTGGTTAAATCTTCTATCAACCGTTGTCCGTTCTCACCACTGAATCCACGATGATATGCACGAGCCAGATCAGCAGCATTCGATCTAAATTCCTGTTGTTTGCGCTGGGCATCCTTTGAACTGACATTCTCAACATCACTCCAGGTCATTGCGGCGGTGCTGGTTGCGATACATTCATTCCGGCTTGTGCAGCTTGCGCCCCTGCTTGGATAATCTGCGCCTGTTCAGCGGGTGTTCTTAATATTTCCGCGGGTACACCCATCTTGCCGCCTACCCACTCTCCTAGCTTTTCGAGTTTAAAACCTATCTTCGCTTGATCTGGCCCCGCGTTCTGCATCACAAACTGGATTGCCTGGCTAACGTTAATAACGTCTTGATCATCTTGTGATCGAGCTAAAGGCGAAGTAAATTTGATCTCAATCGTTCTGTTATCTAATTGGATCGGGCTGATTAGCCCCTTTCTTGTAAGAATAAAGATCACACGCCGCAAGATTGGCACTAGCACCTCAGTCTGTAACCGACCAAATGCAGAACCAATGCGCTTTGCCAACTCTCTCG